AAATGGGTAACATCAGAAGTCTTACCTACCTTACGTAAAACAGGACATTTTTCTATCTCTCCTGTTAACGATATGAGTAAGATACTCACGTTCATTGAAGAACAAACTAACATTAATCGTCGCTTACTTGAAGACAGTAATCAATTAAAACAATTTACTCGTAAAGGTATTAGTAATCCTGGTTGTTTCAATATACTTAACTCTGATAACGATTCAACAGAACAAGCTGTAACTGCACAACAATATTTAGTTAGTAAGGGATTAGGTAGTTGGACTAAACGACATACATTTAGTAAACGTGCTGCTAGTGCATTAAGAGTAGGTAAACATCTTGAATCATTACCAATGTACAAGAATAACGTATTGTACTATGGTGAAGATGTTGCTTATCTTGAAGAAACATTAGCTCAAATGTTGGACTTGAATTAAACTAATAACTGTTATAAGGAAATATAAGAATGCAATTACAAATCAAAAAAGTTAATCCTAACGCTATTATTCCTACTAGAGCCTATTCATTAGATAGTGGAATTGATTTAACTAGTCCAACTGACATGGAAGTTATTACACTTCAACCGTTAGAACGTCGTATGATTGATACGGGTATTGTTATTCAATTACCAGAACCAAAATTAATCAACTGTAATGACGGTACAACTGAGTTATTAGTATATGAAGGACAAGTTCGTGCTAAGTCAGGACGTTCGGCAAAAGAAGGATTAGGTATACTAAATTCCCCTGGCACTGTTGATAATGAATATACTGGGAACATTATCGTAATAGCAGTTAACCTAAGTAATGAACCTATTACAATTAAACCAGGACAAAAGATTGCTCAGTTTGTAGTAGTCCCTGTTATTGTTCCTACTGTAATTGAAGTAGAAGAAATACAAGAACATAAACGTGGTAGTAATGGATTTGGTAGTACAGGTATTTAAATAACTAACAGTAAGGTGGTAATAAAATGCCACCTTTTTGTATTCAATTAGAGGTAATTATGAGCGAACAACAATACTTGCAATTGGTATATATATTATGGTGTTTATAGACAAATAGATATACGGTAATTCGATTATGACTGATAATTGTGGAATTTATAAGATTCTTAACACTGTAAACAATAAGTATTATATTGGTTCATCTAAAAATCCTAAATTTTCTGAATATTATTATGTATCTTAATTAAAGTTAATAATAAGGAATGTTATGAATAAAGTAAAAATTGTTTGGATGACACCAAACGTAGAACAAATTATAGGTTACTGTGCTAGAGTTAGTAATTCTGCTAATCAAGATAATCCTGATGTTGTTAAGTTGCTTAGATATTGTATTGAGCATCAACACTGGTCTATATTTGAAATGGGTAATATGTGTGTTGAATTAACTACATCGAGAGATATATCAGCACAAATAATTAGACATAAATCTTTTTCGTTTCAAGAGTTTTCACAACGATATGCCAAAGTTCTCACAGTTGAACCAACTATTCCACGTCGTCAAGATGTGAAAAACCGTCAGAATAGTATTGATGATTTAGAGGTAGAAACAAAACAGTGGTTTGATGATAATGTTAATTACATAAACCAATTACTTTTTTCTACCTATAATGAAGCATTAGATAAAGGTATTGCTAAAGAATCAGCAAGACGTATATTACCAATGAGTAGTACAACTAAGATGTATATGAATGGTACAATCAGGAGTTGGATTCATTATTTAAATGTTCGTGCTAACCCTGAATCTGGCACACAGAAAGAACATTACGATTTAGCTAATGAAGTTAAACAATTGTTCATTACAGAATTACCAATTGTAAGTAGTGCTTTAAATTGGTAATTAGTCATCCGTTCATTAAGTTTCCAATTACTGTTGTTGGTGGCTATTAGAGATAGAAAAAGAGGAATTATGTCAGATTACAATGTGGATGCAGTACGAGAATTAGCAGCACGTTATGTTGATCAGTTTGAACCGTTAGAACGAACTGAAAATTTTTCTACCTACAAGCGAAAAGATGATGCCGATCCTAAATTACAAGAGTTATGTCGTGTAGCTCATGGTGACATGATGCCTGATGACTATGTGTATAATTATATTGTTGATGCACTTAGTTTGATTGCTGATAGTAGTATCAATGAATTGAAGGATTTAGATATTGAAATTGAATCAAATATTTATACCTTTGATTTGTTGAAATGGTTATATTCCAACTTAAATCGGGCTAATTACGTGAATAGTTATGTAAAAGAGTTCGGTATTGAATCGAAGGACTTTGATTTACACGAAGTTATCGCTGGTGGTCAAATAGAAGAGAAACGTGAAATATTCAATTCAGTGTTATCTTCTCTTATTACGTTGAGTAATGAGACGGAAGATGAACACAATAACGATGTATAAACTATTGTAGTAGTATTACGGTAATCAGTTAAAATATGATGTATGGTAATTCAATATCGTACATCATATTTTATGTTCATTGCTCAAACAACAAGTACAACTAAAGAACCTAATACTAATGTAGAAATAGAATTAATTACAGATACTATTAAAATATATAAAGAAACAGGTACTATTAGTTTTATTAACTTATTATTGTTACTACTAGCTAGTGTAGTAGTGATACAAAATCATATTAGTAAAATAAGATTACTTAAAACAACAACTGGTAACATAATAGCTTACATCAATAAGGATTCGGTTCAACAGAAGAAGAAAATAGAACAAATATTAATTGAGTTAAGAGCGTTAACTGATGCAGATCGTGTTGTAGTAGGATTGTTTCATAATGGTACTAGTGTTGGGAGTTTTCATTTCACTAAGTTAAGTCTGGCATATGAGTCACTTAAAACTGGTATAACATCATTACGTAAACGCTATAAGAATATTGATGTAACTGGAATAGAAGATGAGTTATTAACTTACCAATCAGATAAGTTTACTCGTAATGCTATTTCAGATGTTAACGTTGATAATGGTTGCAAGCAATATCTTAATAGCATAGGATTAGAAGCTGTTTACACTAGACTTATTCCTGTTAATGGTGAAAAGAACAATTATTATGGTGTTATACAAATACAGTTTGCAAGTGAACACAACGATGAAATATCAGAAGATAGATTAAAAGAGGTAGAAAAAACATATAATAGATTACTAACGGCTTTAGACTTCGTGCGGCGCAATAAACGAATACCAGATTAGGAGTTATAGTTATGTTAACGATAGACGATAAACAAAAAGCAATTGAAATACTTCAATTACAACAAGGGATAGCTAAATATACCATAACGAGTGTATCTGGTGGTAAAACATCAGCTTATATGGCTATTCATTATCCAACTGATTATTATATATTTGCTTGTGTATTAACTGAAGATCCTAATTGTTATATTAAAGATAAGGGTTTATTAAGAGAAATACAGAATAAGTTGCCTAAATTTCAAGGCAGTAGAGAACTTGATTTAACTTTAATTAACGTATTACGATTAGAACAAGAATTAGGTAAAGAAATAAAATGGGTTGCTGGTGATACCTATGATGAGATAATAAGACAAAAAAAAGCATTACCTAATAACAGACAGAGATTTTGTACTGAATTAACTAAGATAAAACCTATATTTGAGTGGTGTTATATGAATTTATTACAACCTACTTTTCATAGAGTTACAGGAACTATTAAGTCGTATTTACCAGTTGAAATGAATATTGGTTTTCGTGCTGATGAATTTAAACGTGTATTTAAAGCACTAAATGTTACTTGGGATAGTGATATTAAACAATACAATTGGAGTCAATCTGGCAGTTGTGAAAAATGGAAACAATCTTTAAGTTGCGACATTCAAGGTCAATTTAACGGTAAACATCGCTCAATTGACTTTGGTGAATGGAGAGTAAGACAGTTTCCATTATTTGAAAATAACGTTTATAAAGAAGATGTGATTAAATATTGGATTAAGAAAGGGTGGAGGTTTCCTGATATTAGTAATTGTGATTATTGTTTTTTTCATACTAAACATGAGATAGAAAAACAATTATTAGACTATCCAGAAAGATTTAATTGGTGGTGTAATAAAGAAAAAGAAAATGGTTATACCTTTAAGAATAAACAAAATTATTTATCTTTTATTAATACAGATAATAACCTAGAAGAAGAGTTTGATTGTAATTGTACAGATTAATTAAGAGTTATGAATAAAGAAATAGATTGGACAACTGCTACTCCATTAGAGCGGATTATTGCAATAAGTGAATTTGAAGATAATTGGAATGGTTACGGCACACCTATTCCTACCCAATTAATTCATGATTCCTTAGTGTTGTTATGTTGCATTTACACAGAATGTTGTTCTCAACATCGTAATGACATAAATATATTTATTTCGCCAAGTGCAGATCCTTCTATTCTATTCGACCTTAAATGTAACGATAATGAAATACAAATATGGGTTGAATACAATGATGAATTAACAGATGTAGTTTATAACTACTTTAACCCTCTAACTTATAATAGTTATGATTTTGAATTAGATAAACTAAGTGAAATAATTAATGAACTATAATAACGGATTAAATGGAGTAACTATGTTGATAAGTGAAGCATTACGGTATTGTAACAACAGAATACA